GCTCTACGCAAAAAGAATGGTCTGGAACTTTTGAAAGAAGAAAAGCGGATTCCAAAAACACGAAAGAATCAAGACCCTGATACTCATTCAGATTTGTATACAGACGAAGACCCAAGAGGCACAATTCACGGACTTGGTTTCAAGGATGTAGAGACTGCCGAGGCATCGGTTCGAAAAATCAAAGCGTCTGACCGGACGCACGCTCACAAGATTCAGGCTGCGATTGCAATGGAGCAACGAGCCAAGGTGATGAAGAAAACTGCTGAGGCTGCGGTGTATCGAAAGTATATCGAGCAGATGAAAAAGAAAACGAAAGAGATGCAAGAAGAACGAAAAGCCCCGAGAGACAAGGGTAGTGGTCTTCCTAAAAAGTATGTGAGCGGACTGAGCGACAAAGAGGCAAAACAAAAAGCAAAAGAAATCGAGAAAAGAATGGAATTGCCAAAGGATCATCCCGATGCCTACAAGCCAGTTGATGACGTAGAAGATCCATCTATCATCGATAAAAAGAAATCACAACAAAAATCAAAAGCCACTGCCAAGTTTCAGAAAGCGTTTGGTGAGTCTTTCATAGAATATATTGAAGAGAAAAAAATTAAGGGTATTGAAAACAAAGCAAAGAAAACTGGCGTGTCTTATGGAATCTTGAAACAAGTTTATGATAGAGGCATGGCGGCATGGAGAACTGGTCATCGTCCCGGCATCGCTCAACAACAGTGGGCTTTCGCAAGAATCAACTCTTTCTTGACAGGTGGTAAAACACAAAAGACCACAGACAAAGACTTGTGGGCAAAGGTTCCAGAAGGTGTCAAATCAGGTATCAAGGCTAAACTGAAAGAGGAAGCCTACCTTCCCGGTCAGGCTACCACATCTCACGGAGGTAAAAGTGGTCGTGGTGGTAAGCCGGGTCCGAGGATGTCAAGACAAAGAAAGAATCGTGCGGCGGTGCTTGATCATTTGATTCTCAATGGCATTCAAGTCTTGAATCAACCAGCCGATGTTAGACAAAAAGGTTCATCGGATACCTTCGTGGTTGCAAAGAAAGACTTGAAGAGAGCCACAGAGATTGTGGACGACTATTTCAGTAAGAAATATGTCAGAATGCACATGGCAAAAAACCAACTTCGACGAGAGAACTATAAAATTATCGCAGAAGATGTGAACGAGGAGGTCTACAAAGACTCTGGACTTGGCGACTGGTTCGGCAAAGGCGGAGGCGGCGGCAAAGAAAGTGGTGGTTGGGATAGGTTTAACACGGCAGGTGAACGTATCGGCAAGTGTGGTGATGCAAAGAAAGGTGCAGCATACTCGGCGTGTCTCTCTGCCGAAAAAGCAAAGCAACTTGGAAAAAAAGGCATCGCAGATTTTGTCAGACGTAAACGCGATGCACAAAAGAAAGCCGGAGACAAAGCCAAGGGTGGGGAGTCTAAAAAAGGACAAAAACCAGTCATGGTGAAAACAGGAGCAAAAGGTTTGGACAAGAAAAACGAATCGTACATGTCATTCACAGACTTTATCTCAGAGGGTGAGAACAAGCCAAACAACCCAGCCCTGTGGAAAAAAGCCATTGCAAAAGCAAAAGCAAAGTTTGATGTTTATCCATCAGCCTATGCCAACGCTTGGGCATCTAAGTGGTACAAGAGCAAAGGCGGGACTTGGAGTAAAAAGTAATGATGTCGTTCAAGCAGTTTATTGATGAGGATGTTCGTAAAATGCCAGATGGTGGATTTGGTGTTTATGCAGACAAATTCAAAACTGTTAAAACAAAGGGCGGCAAAACAAAACGTCAGCGTATCATGACTCCGGGTGGACAACACGCAAAAGAGTTAAAGAAAGTTTACAAGAACGAAAAAGATGCCAATGATTATATGGCAGCAATTATGATAGCAAAGGGTGGCGGATGAAATCTTTCAAAAGTTTTGTTACAGAAATGGCGGCTAAAGAGATTGATGTCTCTGAGTTTCCTAATCCACTTCGCGGAAGGATCAAAAATATCTTTCAGAAAAAGGGTGAGATGGACGGATCAGATGCAGATGATAAAGTAAACACAAAGTTTAGAAGTTGGAGTGCGAATCAACTCAAACCATCACAGTCTGCAATCTATCTTGGTAAGTCGCTCGGTATGGCTGTCGGTGGAGTTAAGGGTGGAAACTTAGGTTCGATGGTTTCTGGCGATGATCATATTCTTGATGGACACCATCGTTGGGCTGCCACTCTTTTTGCCGAGCCAAAGGCAAAGATTTTTGGAACAGAGGTCGATCTTGGTATTGGTGATCTAGTCCCTGTGCTTCGCTCGTTGGGTGATGCATTTGGTAATAAAAGAAGAGGTGAGCCAGCAGGTGGCGATGTCAACATTTATAACGCGACCATTCAAGATGCGATGGATGCGATAATGAGCGGTAAAAATATGAATCCTAAATTTTACGATAGAAACAAAGCAGTGGCTTGGTTGGAAAGTATTGGCGGAGAAGCCGAACTTGCAAAAAGACTTAAGTTTATTCAATCCAAGAAACCACCAACTGGCGCACCGCCAAGAAATCAAATGCCTGTGATCGATGCAGACTCAGGTGAAGACAAAACTGCGGCAACGCTTCTCAAACGAGGTAGTCTTGACGTAAGACCCCCATACGCAAAGGTGTAAAATGAAAAGTTCAGCAATTAGAAAACAAAATAATCAAGCGATACCTGCCGGTAGTCGCTTATGGACACCGGCAAACATTGGCAACGATCTCGTTTACTGGATGCGACCAGAGATGATTCGTCCACACAACGGTGAGTCAACCTCCACATCAGACCTCGCACAGAATAAATGGATTGACTCAAGTTTCAATGGTTACGAAGCAGGAACACCTACTAACCAACAGTTTTCTAGCATTAATACTTGTCAGTTTCAGAGTGCTGGAATATCATTTGGAACACAAAACGCAAAGACTTTCCCGACTTATAGATCGTCAAATGGATCACAACATGGCGGTTGTTTGTCTTTTTCTGACTCTAATGCTCCAAGAATCGACCCCGGCACTGGTGCATTCACAATCATTGGTGTATGTAGACTCACAAGATCTGAAAGTGCGTCTGTCCCCTACTCTGGAACAAAACTAACAATCGCCTCCGATGGCAATGGTTCATCATCAGCGAGTAACTTTGAGTATAAACTCACAGTCTCTTCAAACGGCAGCAGTGACCCAAGCACACTGGTGATTAGTGCAAAATGCGGAAGCAGCACCTTATCAAACACGGTTGAGTCTAAAGCAGGAAATTCTCAAATCTTTGACGAAGATTCTTTTATGTTTGCGTATGACAGAGATGGTAGCGGTAATGCCGAACTCTTCAACAATGGTGTTTCTCTCGCCACAGGTACAGGTCATGACGCAGATATGGCAGACACCGGACCTAGAAATATTTTCGGTCTGGTGTCAGCCCAAGCGACTGGATTTATTTACGGGGCTGACAACGGTGGTCACAGAATGGCAGAGACTATTTGTTTCAACAACGATGATGCGACTACTCGGATTCTTTGTGAGGGATATCTTGCACATAAGTACGGCAGACAGAACAAACTGGCATCCACTCATAAATATCGATACGGACCACCAAGAGTATGAAATCTTTTAAACAGTTTGTAAATGAAGAGATCACACTACCAAACAGAAAGTTTGTCAAGATCCCTACAAACGTGCTTGGACAAAACAACGATATCACAAATGATATCTTTAACATGATCGATAAAACATACAGAAACATCGGAGGCTATCCAGACTTTAAAAAGTCAACCGATCTTCCTGATAATCACACAGACTGGTTCGCCGCTAATGTGGACAAAGACCCAGACGCAGACATCACTACGTTTGGTAAGACTAAAGCAGGAAACTACAAACTTACTGGTGCAGCGTCCGATGGGTCTGAACCGGCAAAAGCATTTCTTATCAATAAACTTGGTAAGTTGATGAAAACTCCCGGTAACTACGCAGAAGCCAGTGACGCTCTCGCTCATGTTCTCATGACTAGAAAAAATGTTCCGTTTGTCGGAGATGAGGAAAGTATTCAAAAACTTCTTCCGGGCAAATCATTTACGTTTATTGGTAAACATCCTGATGGTAAATATCCAAACTATACAGGGTGGTATACAAGAAACATTGGCGGTAAAAAACTTCTTAAGATTATTTTAGGAAATCCTAAAGGTGTTCGGGTGGAAAACCCTTGACAGGAAGGAAACGAATGGTAGAGTGCTTCTATGAACATTTTCGCAGTAGACGAACATCCCATTCGTGCCGCACACCAAATGGTGGACAAGCACGTTGTCAAAATGATTCTGGAAGCGGGTCAAATGCTATCCACTTCCCATCGTGTTCTTGACGGCGACGAATACTACGATAAAACTAAAAATGGACGGCGAATCAAGCGATGGAGTTTGAGTGATGAACGTGAGGATAAACTTTGGAAAGCATCGTTTGTCAATCACCCATGCACACGCTGGACGATGGAAAGTCGCATGAACTATCGATGGCACGCGACACACGCTCTGGCATTGTGTCGAGAATACACACACCGATACGAAAAAACGCACAAAGCACAACCACTGATTGAATATCTTTTTAATCGTGAGCCTATCAATATTGCTTCGAAAGAACAAACAAAGTTTGCTATTGCAATGCCGGATCAATATAAGGTAGAGTGTCCTGTCGAATCTTATCGAAACTACTACAGAGGAGAAAAGGCTTACTTCGCAAAATGGAAAAACCGTGAAGTGCCGGACTGGTGGCAATGAAACTAAACAAAGGTGATACCGTTTTGGTTACTGGTGGTGCAGGATATATTGGTAGCCATATTACACTTTCCTTGCTTGACTCTGGACATGAAGTGATCGTCGTTGATAGAGATGACACTGCGTGTAAACATCTGCAAAAGTGTTTGAGTCGAAGAAAAAAACTTAAGGTCTATAACGCTGATATTTCAAACGATGTGTATATGGATGGCATCATGACAAACAACGATGTCAAAGCCGTCGTTCATTGTGCCGCTGATATCTCTGTTCCAGAGTCCATGGACAACCCGTTGAAATATTATGAAAACAACGTAGGCAAAACTCTTATCCTTTTAGAACGAATGAGAAAACACAATATCAATTTGTTTGTCTTCTCTTCATCCGCTGCCGTTTACGGAACCACAAAAGAAGCGGACATTCTTGAACTGACTGAGCAAACACCCTGCCGACCTATCAGCCCGTACGGCGAATCAAAGTTGATGGTTGAAACCATTCTTCGAAAGCACTCGCTTCGGAATCCAAATTTTAGATATGTTTCGTTTAGATTTTTCAACGTCGCTGGTAACGATATTGGAAACAAAATCCAAGACGTTAGATGGAGAAAAAAACATAACTTGGTTCCAAAATTGTTCGCCAGCGTGATTGATGAAAAAAATGATTTTGAGGTGTACGGAACTAATTACGACACGAAAGATGGTTCGTGTGTTAGAGATTATGTTCATCCATATGATATTGCATCCGCTCATATGATTGCCTTGAAAGAGGAGAAGATCATCGGAACTTACAACTTAGGTTCATCAAAAGGATCGTCAGTGTGGGATGTCGTAAAAGCCGCCGTAAGTATCACAGAGTTTGAGATGGAAATTTTGAACGGGCGAGCAAGAAAAGGAGATCCGCCTATTCTTTTGGCAGACTCGACAAGGTTTAGGGAAGCCACAGGCTGGGAACCTATTTACAGTCTTGATGAAATTGTAATGACCGCATACAAAGCATACAAAAAGGTTAAGTAATGAATGAAAAACAAAGAGAAGTATATCTCATTGATTTGATTGAAGAAATTTCTGAGAATATTGAGTCTGCTTACCAGAGGATTCTAAATGATGAAGAATTTGTGATGCCAGACTTTGAATCAATTATTAAAAAAAGAGATATTACAGAAAAAGAATGTGAAATGGTTTGTTCTGCTTTTTCCCAACCATTCAATGAAATGCATGACTTGATTGAGGGAAATGAAGAATTAGAAAAAAAATATTCTTTCCTATCCACCGAAAAAAGAAAAAGTATCGTAAGTGTGCTAGATGCCCTTGTGAACTCTTGCCTATCGGTGTATACTGACACACAACCTGATTTTCAGGATTTGAAGGAGAATATTAGAAAGTTAGCGAAAGATGAAAAAGAAGAAGCACAATAAAAGAAACAATGACCGTAAAAACTTTGGTGGTCGGGATCGTGGAGAAAAATTTAGTGCTAAACGATCAATGAGAAACACCGATCAACAAATGATTCGAAACATCAACTCAGGCAAAATCAAAGCCGAAGACTTAGAGGAATATTATGACGATCACGGATAAAGGATTGAATTTGACAAAACAAACTGTTGCCATTCTGAAAAGCATGGCAGGCATCAACTCAAATGTTCATGTGATGCCGGGAAATGAACTTGTGACAGTTTCCCCACAGAAAAACATCATGTTCACAGCAAAAGTTGACGAAACTTTCCCGACAGAATTTGCAATCTATGATTTGAATCAATTTTTGTCCACATATTCGCTCCTGAGTGATGCAGAAGTGGTGTTTGGTGAAAATCATTGTGTGATTACGTCCGGTCGCCAGTCTTGTAAATACCACTATGCTGATACGAGGCTCGTAGACGGCTGTAGACCCCCCTCTAAACTCTCCATGCCAGAGGTCAAGGTTGCCTTTGATCTGCCACAGCAAGAACTCACAGATCTTCTGAGAGCCTCTGCCGTCCTTCAACTCCCAGACATCATGTTTACCAATGACGAGGGCGTGGTGAAGATCGTGGCATTTGATAAGGAGAAGGCAAACACGACCAACAAGTATGAAATTGAAGTGACTCCGAAAGAAATGTTGCAAAATTGTAACTTCAAGATTTTTATCAAATCAGAAAACTTGAAGATTCTTCCGGGCGACTACGAAATCTTGCTCCATGAAACTCTGGCGATTCAGATGAATCACGCCGATATTGAGGCAAATTATATTCTTGCCGTGACCAGTGACTCTGTTTACAATGGACTGTTATGATGAAAGAACAATATCTTTGGGTGGAAAAGTATCGCCCAAAAACAATCAAAGATTGTATTTTGCCGCCGGAATTAAAGGAGACACTACAAGCGATTGTTGACTCTGGTGAGATGCAAAATCTTATGCTATCTGGTGGTCCGGGTTGTGGAAAAACGACTGCGGCACTGGCGATGTGTGAGGAGATGGGTATCGATTCCATCAAAATCAACTGCTCGGAGGATGGCAACATCGACACTCTACGAACAAGGATTCGTGACTTTGCCTCAACACAATCGTTGATTGCAGGGAAAAAGGTGGTGATCCTTGATGAGTTTGACTATGCCAACGCAAATAGTTTTCAGCCAGCACTTCGTGGGTTTATCGAAGAGTTTTCTGCAACCTGTAGATTTGTCCTGACTTGTAATTTTAAGAACAGAATCATTGAGCCTCTACACTCCCGATGCACTTGTATTGACTTCAAGTTTAGCAAAGAAGAGCAAATGAAAATGGGTTCCAAGTTTTTGCAAAGACTTGAGAAAATCCTAACGGACGAAAATGTGGAGTATGATGGTAGAGTTATCGCAAGACTGATCATGCGTCACAGCCCCGACTGGCGACGAATCTTGAATGAGTGTCAGAGATATTCTGCGACTGGAATCATCGATACGGGCATCTTGTCTGAGATTGGTGATGTGGGTGTTCATTCCTTGATGGAAATTTTGAAGAACAAAGAGTTCACGAAGTTGCGTCGATGGGTAGTGGATAACTCAAACAATGATGAGTCTGAAATCTATCGAAAAATTTATGACGGCTTGAGTGATTACTTGAAGCCCCAGTCTGTCCCTGCGGTCATCTTGATTTTGGCAAACTATCAATACAAGGCTGCTTTCGTCGCTGATTCAGAGATCAACATGATGGCATGTCTAACCGAGATCATGATGGAGGCGATGTTTAAATGAGCGACCTCTTTGTTTTTACCGAGGCTTTCAATTGTGGTAGACTACTGATCCCATTTTTAGATTCATACTTCCAACACCACGACGAAACAATCCATATTGTAATGTCAAAAAAGGATATCGAAGAGGCGGGATCTGTCTTGGAGAATCCAAAGGTCGTGGTGATTGATGTCACCGATGATCAAAACTTCAATAGATTTTGGGAGCATGGTCATGCAGGAACGGCTCTTGCGTTTGCCTCTGCCATTCGATTTTGGGGTGCAGGTAAAAAGATAATTCACTTTGACTCTGACGTTTTGTTTAAACAAAACTGCATTGATGAAATCGTCGAACATTTAAATAATGGTTATGCTGCCGCAGGTCCGATGAGAGCCTATAAACATAATTTAGGTGGTCACAAACAGTATGCTAATCATCCTGATGCCATTTCAACTTACGCCTTTGGTGTGGATTCAACAAAGATTCCAGAACAAGAGTTTTCACTTTTTATACAAATGTGTCACGGACGAGTTGATCCAACAGGCAGAGAAGTTCTTGACTTTTTTGATCCAGTCACTTTCTCTATCATTGACGCAGGAGGAAAAGTAAAATATCTTTGTGAAAAGGATTGGGGCAGCACAACCCACGAAGGGTCTTTAGACAACGGATTTGAAAATAATGTTCACTTTAACGTCGGAAACAAAATCGTTCATTTTGCTGGCGTAGGCAGTGGTCTTGCTTTCGAAAAAGGTAGATCCTCTCCACTGGTAAATCATAATTTAGGATACCTCAAATGGGCTTTGGGAAGATGGTCACTTTACTCAAAACTTTTATTTGATGAAGAGGTTTCTTGTCCTGACGAAGCAGTTTACTCAGAACTTACTGGTGTGAATGAAGGTAAAAAGATGTGGACTGGTGGCGGCTATGATGATAGTATCTACGAGTCAATGAAAAGAGAGTGTGTTGAATGAGTGACATTGGAATTATTGGAAATGGTTTTGTTGGTGGAGCGGTGGCTTATGGTTTCCGTGATCAAAAACCCTTGATCTATGATATCAATCCTGACGCATCCACACACAGTTTTGATGAGGTTGCAAACTGTAAATATCTTTTCATTTGCCTGCCCACACCGATGGTAAGTGAAACTGGTGGTGAGGCAAACACCAGCATTGTTGAAGAGTGCTTGGAAAGATTATATCAAAACAAAGATCAAGTAATCCTGCTCAAGTCTACCGTTCCGGTTGGCACGACTAAAAGACTGGCTAAAAAGTTTCGTTTGAGAAACTTAGTTCACTGTCCTGAGTTCTTGACCGCTGCAAATGCAAAGCATGATTTTGTGAACGCTGATAGGACTGTGATTGGATCACCATATCTTAGAGATAACATTGAAGAAAAATATTCCGAAATGGCAAAAGAACTGTTCTTGAGAGTTTTTCCCGACATTCCCGTTTATACCATGACATCATGTGAGTCAGAGATGGTGAAGTATACGGCTAACTGTTTCCTTGCGACTAAGGTTGGTTTTTTCAATATGATTTTTATGCTTGGCGAAAAGTTGGGTTTGGACTACAATCGTGTTCTTGAGGGAGTCTTGTCTGATCCTAGAATCAGCAAATCACACACGGCTGTTCCCGGTCCTGACGGAGACTATGGATTTGGTGGCACATGTTTTCCAAAGGACGTAAACGCGATGATTAAAAGTTTGCAAGATCATGGTGTGTCTCCTAGTATTTTGGAATCTGTCTGGAAGGACAATATGCAATACAGAAACAACTGGGACTGGGCAAAGAACGCCTCGGCGGTAAAGGCAAATGAAACTATCTGAGTATTTGAACGCGATTAATCACTCCAAGGACGATCTCCTTGTTGATGAACATGCTGAAAAAAAGTATGTCCCTTTTGTGGTGAATCGTTGTCTGTCATACTTTCCTGATACGATCATGCAGGCGAACGAAATGAATATGTTGCCGAATGCAGAAAAAAAGATGCAGTTTGATTATCTTCGACACTCTGTTCGAAAACGCAAGCGATTTAGCAAATGGCTAAAAAATGAAACCGATCCTCGACTCGATTCAATAAAATTATTTTACAATTGTGGGTCAAAAAAGGCATTGGAGATTATCGCTGTTCTTTCAGACGAACAAATTGATGAAATCCATGAGAATATTCTGAAAATGACTGTCTCCTAAATACTTGTGACAGCGATGTGATCTGTCATTAGTATTATGGAGTTGAAATGGACACAGATAAAATAGTGGAGAGTCTGGTCGAGGTGCGTCTTTCTGACCCTCAAGACTTCCTAAAAATCAAAGAAACATTAACGAGAATCGGTGTGTCCTCTAGAGTAGGCAATAAACTTTATCAGTCTTGCCATATTTTACATAAAAGAGGAAAATATTACATCACACATTTCAAAGAACTTTTTGCCCTTGATGGTCTTCCATCAAAAATGTGCGAAGAGGATGTTGGCAGACGAAATGCAATCGTGGGTCTTCTTTCAGAGTGGGGACTCTGTGAAATTGTAGAACCGTCCTCATGTGACGATCCTGTAACATCACTTCGACGAATCAAAATTCTATCCCATAAAAACAAAAACGAGTGGGAACTGATCCCTAAATACCACATTGGTAAAAAGCCAGCAAAGGAAGAAGAATGAAACCACCGAGCAGAAAATCGTGTTACAATTTCAGAGTCACAGAGGTAGCCCGTGTTATTGATGGTGACACGATTGATGTTGTGATTGACTTGGGGTTTGACTTGTATAAAAAGGAGCGTGTTCGTATCGCTGGCGTAGACACACCTGAAAAAAGAACTAGAGATCTTGAAGAAAAGAAACTGGGTATTGATGCCACAAACTGGCTCAAAGATCAACTGGACTCTGCTATCTCTGGTGAGGATGACTTGGTGATTCGAACTGAACTTGATGGTGGCTTTGGTAAATACGGTAGACTTCTCGGCTGGCTTTACATCGGCGATGAAACTGTATCGATTAATGAAAAAATGATTGCAGAGGGCTATGCGTGGAAGTATGATGGTGGAACTAAAAATAAGAATTTCCAAGAGTTGAGGGAGATTCGAAACTTGGCGTGAAAGGTTTGTGATGCAACTGGATATTCGTAATGTAAGAACTCGTTGGATTAACGTCGATAAAGACGAACAAAAAGCAAAAGAAATGGTCGAACTTTTTGAAGCAAAAGAGTTTACCGACCATCAGAGATTTTCAGCCGTTACAGGTATCGAGCCTCATGAGGGTGTTGTCCGTGGCGAGGAACACTACCGTAATTGTGCAGAGTCTCACTTCAAAATTCTAGAGGAAACTATTCTTAAAGATGGTAAGCCAGTCCTGATTCTTGAGGATGATGTTGAAATCAACGCTGGTGTCTTTCAAGATAATCTACCAATCCCCGATGATGCCGACGCGGTTTATTTAGGAACGTCACACGGTGACGGAAACTATGAGGCTATCGATTTAAGAAACGGTTGGACAAAAATTCAAAGAGTTTTTTCCACACACGCCATTCTACACCTTTCCGAAAAGTTTGCTCAGGGAATGGTCGATGTGGGTAAGAGATGGATATACGAAATTAATCGACCGTTTGATGTGGGCGTTGCGTATGATCTACAACCACATTGCGTGGTATACGCCCCAAAGATTCCATTCTTTTATCAAGCCGATTCAAAAAACACCGTAAACAAGTGGGAGCATCTTACAAAAACTCCACTTAGAACAAAAAAACCATTTAGTCTAGGAACGATTAATTGATTACCTTTCCGCTTTTAGGATATTGGGGTAGGTTGGGCAACCAAATGTTTCAGTATGCAGCCCTCATGGGATTCGCTAAAAAACATGACTATCAATATGGTATTTGTTTTAATCACTCAAATGTTTACGGTGGTTTTTCAATTCATAAAGAAAGACTACAACTTTTAGACTGTTTTGAATTATCATGTGAGGACACAAAGGGTGGGCTTCATGAAACAACTCTTGAAGAAATCCCCGTTGATTATGATCTTCCCGATAATGTAAATCTTCATGGTTACTATCAATCTGAAAAATACTTTAAGCACATTGAAAATGAAATAAGACAAGAATTCTTTTTCAAGAAAGAAATAAGAGAAAAGGCTGCTGCTATTCTCCCACAAAATGTTTGTGTTTCTGTCCATGTAAGGAGAGGCGACTACGTTAATCTTTCTCACATTCATACTAATTTGGGGGCTGAGTATTATAAAAATTCCCTTGATCATTTTGAGGGTTACACGCCAGTTTTTATCTCTGATGATATCGATTGGTGTAAAGATGAGTTTTCAAATGTTCAAGACGCTGTTTTTGTGGAGAGTGAATCTGAATATGTTGATATGTGTGTGATGACAATGTGTAATGCTCATGTAATCGCCAATAGTAGTTTCAGTTGGTGGGGATCATGGTTGGGGCAAGGAGAGACTATTGCACCAAAGCAATGGTTCACCGGAGAGCAAGGACCGACTGAGTGGGAGGACGTATACTGTGAAGGATGGATTAGAAAATGATTAAAGCATTCAATAGATTCGATCAATCTTTTTTGCCTATTTTTGAAAAATATGCTGACGATCCAATGGATCGTAATATCCTAATCGACGCATCTATCTTATTGAATAACGAAAATCCCGAGGCAGAAAATTCTGTCGCGTGGCTCACTGAAAGTATGCCGGTGCTTAATCACTATGGTGAAATGATGTTTGATCAAAATGCTGATGTCAACTTTGAAAGTGTATTAATTAATCACATCAAACAAAATGCATTGAAATCTAAACGAATTTATACATGGGATAAAAGATTTGCAGAGTTTGATAATGCCATCATAACAGATCCTCCATTTCCGTCTTGGGTGGGTGATGAAGATTCAAAAATTTATGATAAAACAGATAGTGTGTGTTTCATAACATCAAACAAAGCATTTACTCCCGTGCAGGAAACAAGAGTTCAAATTGCAGAACACTATAAAGGCACAGATACTCTTCATGTGTTTGGTCGCGGATACAATGAGATCGACAACAAAGTGGACGCTCTTGCTTCACATAGATTTTGTATCGTGATTGAAAATGCAGTGATTCCCGGCTGGCACACTGAAAAGATTTTGGATTGCTATAGAACGGGAACAGTTCCAATCTATGTTGGCGATCCTTGCATCGGCGACAAGTTTAACACGGATGGTATGCTTTTTCTGAAAGAGGGGGACATTCTTGATGACATCCTAAATAGTCTAAATGAGGATCTCTACCAAGAAATGCTACCTCATGTAAAAGACAACTTTGATCGTGCTATGAAATACAACAACATGCCACATCGTGTTGTGCATGAAATGATTGAAAATGAAAGGCAGTTTGAGAGTGAGTGAAAATTTCTTTTCTATTGTGATGGTTGGTTATAATTCAAAAGAGTGGATCAATAGAGCCGTTGAATCTGTTCTTGCACAAAATTACAAAAATTTTGAAATTGTTGCCGTTGATGCACTGACTGATGATGGAACATATGAGGCTCTTCAAGAATACGAGCATCTCGATAATTTCAAGTTGTTTAGAAGCCCCAAAAGATCATTTCAAGTTGAAAACACTTTGTTTGGTGTAAAAAATTCAAAGCCAAACTCTATTGTTGTTACACTTGATTTTGATGACTGGCTCCCCGATGCAGATACACTTACAAGACTCAATGAGGTTTACACGGAAGATGTGTGGATGTCTTACGGGACATATTGTGAGTATCACGGTGAGGACAGATATCGAGTTTTCGAAAAAGGATTCTTTCACAGATACCCTGACGAAATCGTGGAAAGTAATGATTTTAGATCATATCGATGGCTTGCATCACACCTTAGAACGTTTAGAAGAGAATTGTTTTTGTCCATCGATGACAATGACTTGAGAGATACTGATGGTGAATACTATAGCATGGCTGGAGACTTTGCTTTTATGTTCCCGATGCTTGAAATGGCAGGCGATAGATTTGAATACGTTCCAGACGTAATGTACGTTTACAACAGAACCAATATTTTGGCAGAGGACAAAGTTGATCATTTACAAACAGAGCAAAAAGGTGTGGTCAGACAAGAGCAAACTGCCGACAGAGTTAGGCAAAGTAAAAGATACTCTAAACTAGACTGCCTTCCATATCCTCTTGAGGAGGTGAATCAATGAAATACTTGGTTACTGGTGGTGCGGGTTTTATTGGGTCAAACATCGTTGACAGACTAGTGAGTGCCGGACATGGTGTTGTTGTTATCGACAATGAATCATCTGATGCTCATGATTATTTTTACTACAATGATAAAGCAAAGTATTACAAGCACGACATTTGCGATCATGACAAAATTAAACATTTGTTTAAAGGTGTCGATACCGTTTTTCATTGTGCTGCCGAGGCAAGAATACAACCAGCGATCAAAAATCCTTTACTTGCCGTGAAAACCAATTCATATGGAACCTGCTCAGTTTTACAGGCAGCAAGAGATATGGGTGTTAGACGAGTCGTGTATTCATCCACCTCATCAGCATATGGACTAATCAATGAAGTTCCTCAAGTTGAAACACAGCCCGATGATTGTCTTAATCCTTACTCTGTTTCAAAAGTCTCCGGCGAAAAGTTGTGTAAAATGTATTCCGATTTGTTTGGTCTTGAGACTGTGATTTTTAGGTACTTCAACGTTTACGGAGAGCGTCAACCACTTCGTGGGCAGTATGCTCCTGTGGTCGGTTTGTTTTTAGAACAAATGAAAAAAGGAGAGCCACTTACTATCGTCCCCGATGGTGAACAAAGGAGAGACTTTACTCATGTCTCTGATGTGGTAAGTGCAAACATCCTCGCGTCAACTGTAAAACTAGAGACATACGGACAAGTTTTCAATGTCGGGACTGGAACAAATTTTTCGGTAAACGAACTTGCAAAAATGATTTCTGATAATACAATAATGATCGAGCCACGTTTGGGCGAGGCACGATTTACACGGGCAAACAATAAAAAAATCAAAAGGTTTTTGGGTTGGGAGCCAAAGGTGAAATTTGAAGATTGGATCAGTGAGGCAGTGAATGACGCAAAATCTCAATGAGATTGAGACTCTAAACAGGCAGGGACATGAACATTTAAAAACTTTCATGCACCATATGTTTATGAATGCAAATCAAGAGGATTTGCAACGCTTTCTTTCTAGTGCGCCAATTATTGGTGATTCTCAAAGGTGGTACTCAAAATCAAAAGGTAGGCTATTAGAAAAAGGCGACCGTGAGTTTTCGATGTTCGGTGTATTGACCGGGATCTTATGGGGAAACATTGATCCTCTATCTTTTTTCAAACACATTGAAGTCAATGATAGAAATTACATTGATAGAGTTCTTAGCCTTCGTCGTAAACCAATAAATTATGATTTGATCAAAGCGGATCGTTACAACACCAACGTCACTGGAAAATATAATATTGTTGTTCCTATCAGGGAAAATGACAATCAAAAGATTAGATTAAATCACGCTAATACTCTTTTGGTAAATTTATACAGATTACTCAAAGATAGACCCGACTGGAATCTGACTTTTTATATTCAAGAAAACTCGGACGATCCGATTTACGAAAGCACCGTTTCATTAAGTAAAAAGTTAGGTTTCAAAAATTTCTCTGCGTATAGAACACCGAAACGCCACCCGATTTACAACACTGACATGTTCATGAATAAATCACTATGCTTCAATCACGTTCTTCGTGAGATGAATTTTGAATGGCAAGTGAATCACGATGTTGACCTTCTTGTGACCGAGGAGTTCATTAGTGGAATCGAAAACCAAAATAGCCCAACTTGGTATCAACCATTTTACGGTGGGCGTGTGATTTACATGTCGGAGAAAAAAACCACAAAACTTGTGACACAATACTCAAAGGGGGAACAAGTGGATTTGTTGGATTATGTTCCCAAAACACAGGGTGGTAGTCATATTCCACCAATGGCTGATCTAAAAGCCCCCGGTGGATCTCTTGCGATTAGAAGAGAGAACATGCTTTCGGTTGGTGGGTTTGATCCACAAATTGTTTATGGCTACGCACCAGAAGATTCAATTTTTTGGAGTAAACTTGAACTAAAAAATAATCCAAATCTAAAACAACAAAATGTTCATCATGCTGGAAACGGTGCATTATATTGTCATGATGAAAAGGCAGAGGCACTTCATATGTGGCATCCTGTTGGTTACTGTGATGTTGACAATATGTTTGTTCCAACTATAATGTCAGTCTGGTTGAGATATACGACTGATTATGAAAAACGAAATAGATTTATAAATTCTTTGGAGAATATTTTATGAAAAATGTTGCGATGATCCCAGCGAGGCTTGGAAGTAAAAGAGTCCACAATAAAAATCTTAGATTGATCAATGGCAAACCATTGATCGGTTACATCATCGATGCCGTTAAGCGGTCTGGCGTTTTTGATGAGATCTATTTGAACTCAGAGTCAGACATCATGAAAACTATCGCTGATGACTATGGTATCAAGTTTTACAAAAGACCTGACGCTCTTTCAACAGACGAAGCCACGAATGATGACTTTGTTCTTGACTTTATCAATAACGTAAAGTGTGATACTTTGTATCAATTTTTGGCAACGTCACCATTTATCGAGGCAGCACATATTATTGAATTTTTTGAAATGATGAACGACGGTGATTATGACACGCTGATTTCAACCACCGATGTGCAGATCGAGTGCATGTATGAAAATAAACCACTAAACTTCAAGCAAAAAGAAAAAACACCGCCATCACAATCACTGACCCCCGTAAAGGCATATGCGTGTGGCTTGATGGCATGGAAGTCTGAAAAGTTTAAAGAAAATATTTCCGAGTATGACTCTGGATATCACGGTGGTAGTGGGAAAACAGGGTTTTACACACTTTCTGGATTTGCAACAGTTGACATTGACACCGTAGATGACTTTTCCCTCGCGGAGCAAATCATGGGTAGTCGGCACATGCAGTCTTATGTTGATCCAGAATACTATGACCCAAGACTTCATAGCGGCATCCACGAAGAAAGAGATGTCCCTACAATCATTAGAGATGATGGTGTGAAAAATGAAAACTATGACGATGAAAATAATCTGATTACAAACATTCCTGAACTTCTTGAAAGAGAGGGTGATGATTCATCTTGGATCAAGAGAATTGTGAATAGTGAAAGTAACAGTTGTTGTGTCATCCATCAGAAACCCGGAGAGGGAAACAGAAGGCACTACCATCACTCTTGGAATGAATGGTGGTATATTCTAAAGGGTAAATGGAACTTTGAAATCGAAGGTGTTGACCACACGGTGAAGCAAGGCGACATTGTTTACATTCCAAAAAACAAGTGGCACAAAATTACTTGTATTGGCGATAAACCTGCCGCCCGTCTTGCAGTGAGTAGAGCGGATGTAGCACATGTCTACAAAATTTAATGATGCGACATTCTGGAACATTTGCCTAGACTTTGAAAAAAGTCATGGTTCTTTTTTGTTTGATAAAAACACAAATAAAAACATTCTAGATTTTTTTGGAATGTATTCCTCTCTTCCACTCGGATATAACCACCCAGTGTTCGATGAGTCTTTTTACAAACAACTGAAATACTTGGCATCAGTCAAAACAACAAACTGTGAGTTTGATAGTGATGTTCGACAAAATTTCTGTCAACACTTTCATGACCTTGCGGGGGTGGGATTGTTTGATAAGTATCACTTTACTTGCACAGGCTCCTTAGCCGTTGAGAGTGCGTGTAAACTTGCGATGTATCACACCAAAAAACAACGTATGATTGCTATTGATAATAGTTTTCACGGAACCGCTGGATATGGAAATTTTGCGACCAGTCATTTTGGTATTGTCGCAGAAAGATTATCAGGATTTCCTGACTTTGATTGGGCAAAGGTAAGCACCATTGAAGAACTCAAGGCAGAGTTGTCAAGAGGTGACATCGCTGGTGTCTTGGTTGAGCCTATTCAATCAACCTTCGGTGATAATCATTTGCCAAAAGATTTTTTGCAGGACGTTAGTAAGGTGTCAAAGGAATTTGATGTCCCTGTGATTTATGATGAGGTGCAAACAGGATTCGGGACAACTGGAAAAGTTTGGTGTTTTGAACACTTTGATATTAAACCTGACATCGTTGCCTTTGGTAAAAAAACACAGGTATCTGGTGTGATGACATCAGAAAAATATTCATCTGGCTTGGATCATAGACTTTGTGTAACTTTTGACGGTGACTTAGTTGATATGCTTCGCGGCACTTACATTATGAAAGCGTATAGAAGAGGAAACCTCTTGGAAAATGCAAAGGACATGGGTGAAATTTTGATCGGAGAACTTCGATCAATTGATGGCGTAGAAAATGCAAGAGGAAAAGGACTAATGATCGCTTTTGATGTTGAAAGTAATGAGTTTAGAGGTAAACTACTACAACGACTTAAAGACAACGGAGCCATCTGTAATATGGCTGGCGAAAGGACATTGAGGGTTAGACCAAATCTTGCCGTTGATAGAAATGAAATCAACACCTTTTTGAAAATTCTAAATATTTCCATGCAACAAACGAAAGGGAACATGAAATGAAAAACGCACCATTTGAAAATCTTGAAGAAAAATTTAAGAAGGGTATTTCTACTAAAGAGTGGTCTAAAATTATTCAGGGCATCAAAGATGCAGAAGCCGTGTATGTCCTTGGTAATGGTGGCAACATGGCAGTGGCAAGTCACGCCGCCGCTGATATTACAAGATTGACAGACAAACGAGTTTATTGTCTTGACAGCCCATCACTTCTCACCTCAATCGCAAACGATTTTGGTTATGAAAACATCTTTACCAATTGGCTTGAACACTACGTTAATCCCAACGAAAAGGGTATGGTGGTAGGATTTTCTGGATCGGGAAACTCTAAGAATGTCATCTCTGCTTTGCATTGGGCAAATGAAAGACATAATTGGAACGCAGGTTTGATTTCGGGATCACAATCAAACTGCCTCGATCCAAACATCCCAGAGGTTAACTTTGAGACTGATTACTTCCATACGCACGAAATTCTTTCTGTCATGTGTTTCTACGAAATGGTCTACAATCTTGGTCATAAGTGTCCAACTATCAAGGCTGAACTTGTGAGAAAGTATGGCACTGCGTGATTTATTGTTTTGACCTCGATGGAACTTTGTGTTCCCAACAAGATTTAGATTACGAAAACGCAAAGCCTTTTGTGAAAAGAATCAAACATGTGAATGATTTGTATGATGCTGGTCATACTATTATCATTGATACCGCTAGAGGTAGCGGTGCGACACGGGGTAAAGATTGGACTGATATCACATTGAAACAATTAGAAGCGTGGGGCGTTCATTATCACGATCTCCGAGTCGGAGTGAAGTTTTCCGCAGATGTCTATATTGATGATAAAGCCGATAACGCTGACAACTACTTTGAAAATTGTGTGTAAGAGGTGGCGATGAACTTGAATGGAAAAGCGGTCTTGGTAACAGGTGCATCAAGAGGCATCGGTAAAAAGATTTTCGATATGATGAAACGTAAAGGTGCTTACGTTTTTGGCACTTGCACAACAGGTGAGTCGAATGAGTTTTTTCAGGTTGATTTTACAAACAAAAATTCTTGTGAGCGTTTTTATGAAAAAATTCGTGACATGGACTTTGACATTTGCATCAACAACGCAGGCATTAACATCGTAAAACCGTTTGATGAATTTACCGATGAGGACTATGAAACACTCATGTCGGTGAATGTCAAAGCACCATTCAAAATTAGTCAAATTGTTGCGAAAAATATGCGTCAAAGAGGCTATGGACGAATCGTGAACATATCGTCTATCTACGGGGTCGTTTCAAGAGAGCATAGACTTCTTTATACCATGTCAAAGTCTTGTCTTATCGGCATGACAAAAACTCTTTCTCTTGAACTAGCGAAGCATGGTGTTTTGGTGAATGCAGTTTCACCCGGATTTACAAAAACAGACTTGACCCAAAAAGTTTTAGGTGAAGAGGGCATTTGTGAAGTTGAAGGTAGAGTGCCAATGGGTAGACTTGGTACTACTGAGGAGATGGCAAACGCTGTCATGTTCTTGTGTGGCGATCAAAATACCTACATCACCGGACAGAACATAGTCGTTGATGGAGGATTTCTCTGTGAGTGATATTGAAATCAACTCTTCAATCAAAGATTACTTTGTTAATTTTTGTGATCATAAAAAAGTCATTGAGAAGTATCGAGATGAAGAGGTCATTTTTGTAATTGATGATTATCTTTACGACTCACGAAAAGACTTTTTTGATGCAGTCAATTTTGTAAAGTTATCCGCGTCTGAATGGCAAAAGTCATATGATGGTGCAAAAGAACTTATTGAAAAACTTTTGGATCTCGGTGTAACAAGGCGAACAAAACTTGTTGCCATGGGTGGTGGTGTCACACAAGATGTCACCTCTTTTGTTTCCTCGATTTTGTTCCGTGGGATTGAATGGGTATTTATTCCCACAACCTTATTGTCCCAAGGGGATAGTTGCATTGGATCAAAAACATCTATTAACTTTGCGGGATACAAAAATACTTTAGGTAATTTTTATCCACCGAGTGCCGTTTATATTGATGTTACATTCCTTGACACCTTGTCAGAAGAACAAAGAATGTCTGGGTTTGGTGAACTACTTCATTATGTGATGATCGCTGGTGATGATAGTTTGTCTTTATTTAAAAAATGCTTTTCGGGTGAGACACCAATCTTAAAGTTGATCTCAAGATGCTTATCAATCAAAGAAAAATTCATTGAGAATGATGAGTTTGACACGGGAGAAAGAATCATTTTGAATTATGGTCACTCATTTGGTCATGCAATAGAGGGTGCGTTGAACAACGCAATTCCTCATGGGATCGCAGTGGCATATGGCATGGACTGTGCTAATTATATCTCATACACTCAGGGCTTTATGAGTGAGGATGATTACAAAAAGTATAATAAGATTATGTCTAAAATTTATAAAACTTTTTGTATTGAAAATTTAAGCATTGATGATATGATTACCTATCTGAAAAAGGACAAAAAGAACACTAAAACTGATTACAGATTTATCTTCTGCGAAAGGGCAGGGGTTATGTTCGTAAAAAACATGACTAAAGATGACACCGTAAAAAATCTCATCACTGAGTGGAAGGAACTAATTAAACATGGATTGGATTGAAAAACCACTTGGAGAAAACTATGTTAAAGACGAGAACCTCGCTAGTCTTCTGAAAGATAAAAGAATTGCATACGTCGGTCCTGCACCTCAAAATGTTGACACTGGTTACGGGGAAAAAATTGACTCTTATGATTTGGTGGTTCGAACTGGTGACATTCTTCGTGGAGATGATGTCGCAAAAGACTACGGTAGCAGAACTGATATAATCGTGCATAGTTATAACGATCACGACATGAACTCGTTCACAGAAGACGATTACTATGATATGAAAAAATGTGAGTGTTTGATTTGCGCACAAACACCCGGAGATCTCTACGAAAAAACTGGTGATTTTTTGAAGGATGTTGGTGTTCCATATCATCAAGTTTCATCAGAAGTTTTTGAGGGAGAAAATGGTCTTAGGAAGTTCATAGCAAGTCAGGGCGGCGAGGAAACGTGTCTACCAAATACAGGGTACAACGGTGTTCTTCTTATGTTAATGTACGAGGTCAAAGAAATCTTTATGACGGGCATGACATTTTATGACATGGGAAAGTGGGTAAGATCTTATCACGAAAGTTGGTACACAAAAGGCGGATCGGCAGAGAAATTCAAAAGATACGGTCTAAATGAAAATGAGCAACACAAACAAATCCCACAAATCAAACATTTTCAAAAAATCTATGAGTGTCATAAAGACCGAATTGTTTTAGATAAATACCTAAGCGACAACTTGTGGTCACTTTGAAAGGAATATTATGAGTAAAAGACCTACTGTAACTTTGTGTATGATTGTTAAAGATGAAGAGCATATCATTCGTGAATGCCTTGAGTCAATGGCTCCGTATATTGATCGGTACGACATCTCTGACACCGGATCAACCGACAAAACAAAAGAAATCATCAAGGAATTCTTTGAAGAGAAAGGTATTCCGGGTGAGGTACACGATATTCCATGGCAAGGTTTTGGTAAGTCAAGAACTCAGTCTCTAAGAAACTGTGACGGAAAGGCAGACTACGCTTGGGTCATCGACGCTGATGATATAGTCGAGGGTAATTTTAAATACCCAGAAAATTTTGGAGAGCATGATGCGTATGCACTTTGGATTCACCGAGGCGACTTCAACTGGTGGAGACATCAAATGTTTAAAACGGGTCTTGGCTGGGAATACAAAGGTGTTATTCACGAATACGCAGACTGCGTAGGCAAACGAGATCAAGGCTTGGGTGAGGCTACACTCGATAAAATTGGTGGCGATTATCATATCGAAGCCAGAACGATGGGTAATCGAACCAAAGAATTCAAGGACGATCAAAAGGCAAAATATTCAAAAGATGCCGAAACTTTGATTGATTGTTTGACAAATCCAGAAAACGAAAACTACGAACCCGAAAATCATCGTTACACTTTTTACGCCGCTCAATCTTGGTTTGACGCACAGGAATTTGAAAAAGCACTAGAGTGGTATCAAAAGCGTGCTGAGATGGGTGGATGGGAAGAAGAAGTTTGGTATTCAGTCTATCGAGTGGCAATCTGCAAATGTCTTCTCAATAAGCCGTGGGAGCAGGCTCAAGACCACTTCCTCCAAGCGTGGAACATGCGACCACATAGATCTGAACCTTTGTATCAACTTGCCAGAATCCATAGAGAAAATGGAAACCCAAGGCTGGCGTATATGTTTGCACAACAGGCTGTGAAGATTCCGTATCCCCATCAAGATATTCTTTTCTTGAACGCTGATATCTACGGATGGATGTGTTGGGACGAACTTGCCTCTGTGGCTTTTTATGCTGGAGACATGATGGCTGGTCTTGAGGCTAGCAACAAACTCCTTTCTGAAAAGAAATTTGCAAAAGAACAAGAAGAGAGAATCGTAAACAATTTCCGACACTATGCAAATTGGCTTGAGGAGCAGCAGCAAAAACATCAGCAAAACGAAGCCTTGAAAGCGAAGGCTGAAATCGAAGATAAAATGCGTAGGGCTGAAATTAGGAAACAAAAAGAGGCAGAAGTTAAGATAAATAAAAGGAGAGGCAAAAAGAAAAAGGTTAGGTAATGTCCTTTAAGTTTCCTACTTCTGGCACAACTGCATCAACTCCGACAGTCGGCTCCACCTTTGGTGTAGGCACGAAGGTTTGGGAGTGGAATGGCACAGTCTTTAATCTTTTGCCGCTTGGATTGACTGGTGCAACAGGCACGACAGGCTCCACTGGTGATACAGGATCTACAGGATCTACTGGTGACACAGGAGCCACCGGATCGACTGGATCGACAGGATCGACTGGATCTACGGGAGCCACTGGTGCTACTGGAGCCGTTGGTGCGACAGGGGCAACTGGTCCCGTTGATGAGTTTGTTGCATCTTTCAATGGAGCAACCGGGGCGGTTGAGGGTGTAAATACTTTCAATGGAGCCACTGGTAATATTGAAGGTGTAAACTCTTTCAACGGTCTTACTGGTGCAGTCAGCACAACTGATCTCACAATACAAGTTGCTGGTATCTCTGCGTCAGGTGGAATTACTTCACATGGTGGTCTTGCCAACATTAGCACGACAAATACATTTAAGATAGGAAAGCCCGGATCGGGCTTTGGTTCTGGACCGTTTGAACCACTAACTTATTCATTCCCAACCACAATATTGGCGGCTGGCGGTGCTGGGGGCGATTCTACGGACCCCTCCCTTCTTGTCAATGAAAGCAATCTTACGGTATTTGCAGGTGATACTCCTATGGAGTTTATAAAACTTAGTAAATTTACCGTAAAATCTTTCAACGGAGCCACTGGTGATGTCTTGGGTGTGGCGAATGGTGTTGCAACATTTACAATCTCTGCTTCGTCGGCTATTGCAACCGGACAAAAAACAGATTCATTGCATAGGTTCCCCTATAACGCAACACTTACAAATATTGATGTGAAGGTGAATGGCTCTGGTGGATTCACGGCAGGTGCAATTATCGCCGGACCTGATTTTGGGAATCCAGCCACAAGTTCGTTGACTGGTGGAACGCTAGGAATTGAAGGCACTACAGGATCATCCACCCTACTCAATAACACATCGGTCACGGCTGGTGGGTTTTTGTTCTTTGATGTTATTAGTAACGCCTCTGGCTCTACACAGGCACAAATGTTTGTAACTTACGAAACGAGGTAATGAATGGCACTCACTGACGTTTACTATTCACCATCGGGAGCAGGCTTACAGGACGGGTCATCTGCTGCAAACGCAAAAGCAGCAATCACGGGAACTTCGTGGACATCCGATATCATTGCAGAGACAAGACAAAACACTCGTTGGATTTTTCTTGCCGGAACCTACACCGTAACCGCAGAGTTGGTTCCGTCATCCACCGACCCGAACGCAGACAATCCACACTTCTGGGTCGGTGCAGATGCAAGCGGTAATCTTCTTGAGCCAAAGTGGTCCGATGATTCACAGTCACATCTTGACACGACTGACTATCCAAAAATCATCCGAACGAATAACGGCACGATTTTTGATGCTGCTGGAACATCCACGGTTTACAAATGTTTGTATTTAGAAAACACAAGCACATCATACAATCAGGGTGGTGTTCTCAACTCTACCTTTGCAGAATCTCTTCGCAACTTTCATCACGGATTGTTTATGAAGTTTGGTGCAAATGCAAGTGCGAGCAACAACAACGCACGGGTTCACTCCAACTTTGGTGCAAAATGTGTAATGTGTGAGTTTGTCGCAGGTGGAACTAAGTTAGATAATATGGTCAATAATGGTGGAACACATTACAGCACGCTCATCAACTGCCGACTCTACGGATCAGGAACATCGGGTAGTGGAAACGGAAACGGTGTCAAGTGCGATACCATTTCACCAATCATTATAAACTGCGTGATTGACAATCTACACGGCAACGGCATCGCTGACTTGTCAACATCAGAGGGTAGAAACGGAACATTCTTCGGTAACACAATCACTCGTATGGGTGGAAACGGTATTGACTCTGATGCCGCTGCTCAAACTCAAGGTGGTGTGTTGGTGGAAAATAATATTATTTACGATGTTGGTGGCTTTGCCGTTACTGCGAATGCAAACGATGATGATAGACTGCTCGGTTCACAGATTGGTATTGGCGATGCAACATCTGGAAACTTTCAGAACCTTGATGAATACGAAAATCTTTTTACAGTCACCGCAGTTGCAACAACAGATTTTGTAGATTATGCAAACCAAGACTATCGGATTCGCAGAGACTCTGCACTTTACAAGAAAGCCGGAGCAGGCAGTATGAATCTCGGTGCGATTCAAAACGAAGACTTTGAGTTTGTTTCAGTTTCCTAAATAGGGTAGGAGAATCACATGGCTACCGAATACACTATCAGTCACGATAAAGGCACAACTTTTAAACTTTTTGCTTTGTATAAAGATTCATCTGGATCGGTGATTGACCTCAACAACTACACTGCGAGGATGCAAGTTCGTCGCAGTCCAAACGACTCTGGCGTTGCCCTTTTTATTACTGGTGCGACCATGAACGGAGTCAGTGGAGTGGTTCATAGTGGCGGAGTGACTGGGGGTGGTTCCACCGGAGAGTTTACAATCGGCTCTGGCGTTGGAGGCACAGGTGACATCAAACTGAACGCATCCTCTACAGGTGCGACCGGAACATCGGGTGGTATTTTTATTCAATTTGATCCTGTGACATCTGCGAATCTTCCGTCTGGTAGAAACTTTTATGATTTAGAATTGATCACGGGTGATACGGTTACGAGGTTGATCGAAGGTCGTTTCCAAGCAAGAGAAAATGTGACGCGATGAATTTGTTGAGTGTGGACACTCCAGTTGATCCCACGATCACAGGACTAAACTCAAACAATGTTTTGGAGATAGAAGATCCTGTTGATGTCGTGGTGAGTGGTGATCAAGAAAATCTAACAATACAAAAATCAAATCACTCAAAGATTACAGTTTACTTAGAGGAACCACAGACTATAATTATTCAGAAGAGTCCTGACACAAAAGAAACTCTTCAAGTTTAAGGATTATTTTTATTATGAACACAGCGATTAGATTTCCCCAAAAAGTTGGGTGTTTTAAAGTTTTTGAAAAAGCAAAACTTCCTCATCAAGCGACACCGGGATCGGCTTGCTACGATCTGTATGCCTGCGTTGATGAACCACTAAAATTGAATCCAAGAGAGCGAGTGCTTGTTCCCACAGGATTGATCATGGACATCCCCCATGGTTATTCTGTTCGTATTCACACGCGATCTGGAATGGCTGCTAAAAAAGGGATTGGCTTGTCTGTCTCCGAGGGCATCATCGACTCTGATTACGTCGAAGAAGTTTTTGTGCCAATGGTCAACAATACGGATAAAATCTTTCACATTCGGGACGGTGAAAGAGTTGCCCAGTGTGAACTTGTGAAAAACCTTTCCACCGACTTTACTGAAATTGATGAAGCACCAAAAGAAAAAACAAATAGACAAGGTGGTTTCGGAAGCACAGGTGTCGAATGAAAAAAATCGTGGGGAGATTGAAAAGAGGAGTTTATCCAGATCATTTTGGATTGGCGAATCAAATGTTTCAAATTTCTATGGCGTATGCTTATGCCAAGAGAAACAATTTGAAGCCAGTTTTTCCTGAACTAAGACAAACCAATGTTTGCGGTCCTTACCTTGAAACTGTTTTTAGGAATCTTGATACCTCTGGAATGATTGCCGATTTTGAAGGAAGGCATGTCAAACAAAACGAAACTGACTTTCAATTGATGGACATCCCCGATGGTCTAGAGCAGTTTATGTTTGATGGATATTGGCAGTCTGAGCATTATTTTAAAGATTGTGCTAGTGAAATCAAAGAATTATTTTCTGTTGATCCACAAACTGAAAAAAGAATCAAAGAAAAATATGGAGAGGAGTTATCTAAACCCTGTTGCTCTATTCACATGCGGCGAGGGGACTACCTCAACTACAAGGATGTTTTTGTCAATCTAGTGGAAACTAATTACTACCAAGACGCAGTAAATGAGTCCAACGCCGAAACATTTTTTGTGATGAGTAATGACGTTGACTTTGCCACTGAGTGGTTCGCGTCGAACTTCCCAGAAAAAAATATGATTTTCCCAAACGATGATGAGGTATTTGAGATGTATCTCATGTCAATGTGTGATGAGGTTATCATGGCAAACAGTTCTTTTTCATGGTGGGGATCATATCTTGGCAAAGAGAAAAAAACATTTGCACCAAAAGAGTGGTTCATGCCAAACTCTATCGTAAATTATGAAAGCATTTATCGAGATGATTGGAGGGTTCTGTGAGTATTCCAGAGGAAAGTATTTTTATTACCGGCGGTAATGGTTTGGTTGGTTCTTGTGTAAAAGGAAAGCACAGACCCAGATCATCCGAAGTTGACTTGCTAAACTTTGATCAAACTCTTGAATACATGAGGGACAATAAGATTAAAAATGTTGTTCATTGTGCAGCGAGAGTCGGTGGTGTCCAAGAGAACATGGACAAGTTGGGTGAGTTTTTCTACGAAAACATGCAGATGACTCTAAACATTATCGAGGCATCCCGTTTGTGCGGTGTTGAAAAAATGGTTTGCTTGTTGTCCACCTGCATCTTTCCAGACAAGGCGACATACCCACTGACAACAGATCAAATCCACATGGGCGAACCACATCCGTCAAACTACGGTTACGGCTATGCAAAACGTATGACGGAAATCAATGCACGTTCCTATCGAGATCAATATGGAATGAAAATTGTAAACATCGTTCCGTGTAATGTCTACGGTATCGGTGACAACTATAATCTTAAAAGTTCACATGTCATTCCCGGTTTGATTCACAAATGCTATATTGCAAAACAATATGAAGGTGATCTTGAAGTTTGGGGTGATGGACTTGCTCTGCGTGAGTTTATTTACAACAAAGACTTGGGTAAAATTATTGATTGGACTTTGGAAAACTACGACGATGATGAAGCACTAATTGTTTCACCTGACAAAGAACATTCAATCGCAGAAGCGGTTGAGTCTATTACAAAAGCGTTTGACTTAAGTGGAAGTATCGTGTACGATTCATCAAAGCCAAAAGGTCAGCACAGAAAGCCATCAGATAACTCAAAGTTCAAAAGCCTTTTGCCAGATTTTGAATTTACACCGCTTGAAAGTGGTATCAAGGAAACGGTTGAATGGTTTAGAAAAAATTACGGAGATGTCAGAAAATGAAGTCTTGGAAACTAATGAACAATGCGATTACACCTGCCCAGAGGCAACGTCTTTCAGATTTTGTTTTGATGGCAGATCGTTTTTCTCAGGGTGATGAAGTTCGTAGATTCGAAGAGCAATGGAGTGAGTGGCAAGGCTGTAAGTATTCTGTGTTTTGTAACTCTGGCTCATCGGCAAACTTTTTGATCGTGCAGGCTATGAAAGAATTGCATAGTGATACGAATCACCTCTGGCTTGCACCGTCTACGACATGGGCAACCACCGTTTCTCCAATCATGATGGCAGGTCAGGCACTTCAACTATGTGATGTCACCATCCCAAGCATGAACCTTTGCCTCGATAGTTTCAAGGAAATTTTATATCAACACAAAAGATCCTTTGGAGCAAGACCCAAGTTTCTTTTCCTTGCACACCTCCTTGGCTTCAACTCCATGAGCGATGAACTCATTCACCTTTGTGATGAAAACAATATCACGATTCTTGAAGACTGTTGTGAATCTCATGGTGCAACTTTCAGTGGTAAAAAGATTGGCAACTTCGGGCGGGCTTCATCCTTTTCCTTTTACTATGGTCATCACATGACCACGATTGAGGGTGGTATGGTTTGCACGGATGATGAGGAAGTTTATGAAAAACTTCTTTTGATTCGCTCACACGGATTGCTAAGAGAGTTGCCCCCATATATGCAGGTAAAGTATAAAGATCAAAAGGTTGATGAAAACTTTACCTTCATGGTTCCGGGTTACAACATGAGGTCAACTGACTTCAACGCAGTTCTTGGACAAATGCAATTGAAGCAACTCGACAAACACAATGACACTCGTAGAAAAAACTTCGATGTGTTTGCGAACGGTCTGAGCAAAGATAAGTTTTACACAGACTTCAAACTTGAGGGCAACAGTAGTTTCTGTTTTCCTGTGATCACCAAGTCAACGCGAGAGGACACACTCGCACTGAGAAAGTATCTTGAGTCACAAGGTGTTGAAACACGACCGATCATCGCGGGTAATCTTTATGAACATCCGTTTATGGATCGAGTGAATCAATATCGACACGACAAGAATGCAAAGGTGATTCATCAAAACGGTTTCTACATTGGAAACAATCATGCAGTTGATGTCGGAGATGTGACTTGGTTGGTTGAAAGACTAAATGCATGGGAAAGGGGTGAACAGTAATGGTTGAAATTAATCACGGAAAAGTTGGCGGGAAACTGTGGAAAAAAGAAAGAGGTCTTCAAAAAACTGCAATCATTAGTGGTGTTTGTGGACAAGATGGATCTTACCTTGCAGAGTTATTGCTAAGAAAAGGCTATACCGTTGTGGGTCTGAAAAGACGGACGAGTTTGATTAATACTGATCGCGTGGATCATCTGTTCCCTGCAAATCCAAACTTCATTCTAGAGTATCACGACCTTAGTGATGCCTCTTCAACGTGGAGACTTATTTCAAAATATCAGCCAGATGAGTTTTACAATCTTGCGGCTCAGTCTCATGTGAAGGTTTCTTTTGATGTCCCCGAAGATACGATCCACGGGATCACAATTGGCACACTGCACATTCTTGAGGCTATTCGTTCGCTCGTTCCAAACTGTCGTTTCTATCAGGCATCATCATCAGAGATGTATGGTGATGCACCTTGCCCCAAAACAGGCTACACGGAAACGTCAAGAATGACACCCGCTTCACCTTACGCTTGTGCAAAGTTGTTCGCACACAACTTGGTTAGAAACTATCGCCACTCTTATGGTGTTCACGGCTCTTGTGGAATCCTGTTCAATCACGAATCAGAAAGACGCGGCGAAACCTTTGTGACAAGAAAAATCACGACAGCAGCGGCAAGAATCAAACTTGGTCTTCAAGAAAAGATTGCATTGGGTAATCTTGATGCATACCGCGATTGGGGATATGCAGGTGATTATGTTGAGGCAATGTGGTTGATGCTTCAACAAGATGAGCCGGACGATTATGTGATTGCCACTGGTAAAACAACAACAGTCAGAGACTTTTTGGAAGCAACTTTTTACTACGCTGGCTTGGGTGATTACAATTTGTATCTAGAAATTGATCCTCGTTTTATGCGACCCCATGAAGTCCCCTACCTTTTGGGCGACTCTTCAAAGGCAGAAATCAAACTTGGATGGTATCCGAAAGTTGATGTGACTAAGTTGGCACACAAAATGTATGACAGTGACTTGAAACAACAAAAAAGGAATCTTAAATGACCCGCGATGAATTGCTAAAAAATCATGAAACTATTTGTCAAGAAGCCCGTAATCTCATGGAATTAAAAAATAAAGATTATGCAGGCAATGGTGGCACTGAGCCTTTCGCAAACTTTACTCGTTGTGAGGCAATGGGTGTCTGCACTACGGAGCAAGGATTCCTTGTTCGGATTGTTGATAAATTATCAAGAATGAGTTCTTTTATTGAATCTGGAACCATGCATGTTGAAAATGAATCTTTTCATGACTCCTGTGTTGATATTATTAATTACATGGTGCTTCTTTCATCTTATGTCGGGGACAAAGAATCTGATTGACTTTGACCCATGTGGAGGTAGAATACTCGTATGAGTCGGTTCTACACAAATGTAAATATTCGTGGAGAGAAGATCCTCTATCGAGGATATGAGAATGGCAAAAGAGTTGAGGGTGGTATCGATTATCACCCCACTCTTTTTGTCTCATCCAACAAATCATCAAAATATCACACTCTTCACGGTCATTCGGTCGAGCCAATCAAGCCGGGATTGATGTCCGATTGTAGAGACTTTATTGATCGTCATGAAAGTGTCACGGGATTCCAGATCTACGGCAACACAGATTACATTTACCAGTTTATCGGTGACAAGTTTCCAGATGAGGTAAACTACGATAAGAAAACTGTCAAAGTCGCATATCTTGATATCGAAACCACCAGTGAGTATGGTTTCCCTCAAGTCACAAATCCAAACGAAACAGTGAATGTGATCACGTTGGTCGTTGACGGAAAAACTTATGTGTTTGGCTTGGGTGAGTTTGAACTCGACGAAAGTATTGATGCCCGAAAGTTTGATGATGAAAGATCTCTTTTGCTTGATTTTCTTGAGGTCTGGAAAGAGGTTGATCCTGATATTGTCACGGGCTGGAACGTAAAGTTTTTTGATATCCCATATCTCTTCTGTCGCATGGACAGAATTATTGAGCGGCGTGCGCAGGAACTTTCTCCGTGGCGTTGGGTTCGTAAGAGAGATATCCAAACACAAGCGGGTGATCGCATCGCGTATGAGATGGTTGGCATCACCATCCTTGACTACTTTGACTTGTATCAAAAATTTACTTATGTGAACCAAGAGTCTTACAAGTTGGATCACATCGCTTTTGTTGAACTTGGGGAAAGAAAGTTGGAGAGTGGCTTTGATCACTTCAAAGACTTTTACACTAACGACTTTCAGAGATTCGTTGAATACAATGTTCAAGATGTTCGTCTGATCGAAAAACTTGAAAAGAAACTTGGTCTTCTTGAACTGGCACTTGCCTTGGCGTACACGGCAAAGGTCAATCTTGCCGATGTGTTTTCTCAGGTTCGAACTTGGGATCAGATCATCTATCACCATTTGCGTGCGAAAGATATCGTGATTCCTCGTAAGAAAAATGGCGGCAAGAAAGAGAATCAAATCATTGGTGCATATGTGAAGGAGCCGATTACTGGTCGGCATGACTGGGTTGTGTCCTTCGACCTTAATAGTCTGTATCCGCATCTTATCATGCAATACAATATCTCTCCTGATACAAAAATGAAACCAGATGGGTTCCCAAGAAATCCGTGTATTGATGTTGATGGTGTGCTTGGGGAAACTGATCTTTGTGAAAAGAATCTTACAAAACTAAAAGAGCAAAACTTCTCGGTCGCAGCCAATGGCGTTTGCTTCCGTAAAGATCGGCTTGGCTTCATGCCGGAACTGATGGAGAAGTTTTACGCAGAACGCAAACACTACAAGAAGTTGATGATCGAAGCCCAGAAGAAAAAGCAACAGAATCCAGACGATGAAAGTCTGGACTTTGAGATTTCAAAATATCATAACTTTCAACTGGTGAGAAAGATTCAACTGAACTCAGCCTATGGTGCGATGGGCAATCAATACTTCCGGTACTTTGATATCAATCTGGCGGAGGCGATCACGACCTCGGGTCAACTATCGATTCAATATATCGCAAACAAACTAAATGCTTTTTTGAATAAAACACTAAACACAGGAGACTATGATTATGTTGTCGCAAGTGATACCGACTCTGTTTATCTTCGCCTTGGGAACCTTGTTGGGGCTACTGCTCAAAACAAAACCAAAGAGGAGATCGTACGATTTCTTGACAAGTCCTGCACGGAGGTCATTGAGCCGTTCATCAACAAATGCTACGAAACCCTCGCAGCAAAAATGAACGCATATTCCAACAAGATGGTGATGGAGCGAGAAGTCATTGCCGATGTTGGAGTTTGGACTGCCAAGAAACGATATATGCTCAACGTGCATAACTCTGAGGGTGTGCAATACGATGAACCCAAGATGAAGATTATGGGCATCGAAACCACGCGATCATCGACACCACAAGTCGTTCGACAAAAGTTGAAAGATGCAATCAAGTTGGTGCTGACGGGAACAGAAGATCAGGTGATTGATTTTATTGCAAACTTTAAGAAAGAGTTTTCCACATATTCGCCAGAGGAGATTGCATTTCCCCGTGGGTGTAATAACTTGCACACATATCAAGACACAACAAATATTTACAGAAAAGGCACGCCGATTGCTGTGAAGGGTGCTTTGATCTACAATCACTTTCTTCAAAACATGAAACTTGAAAACAAGTATTACAAAGTGAATGAGGGAGACAAAGTAAAGTTTTTGTATCTAAAAGCACCAAATCCTTTTCATAACACGGTGATATCTTTTCCCGGTACTGCTCCATCAGAGTTTGAACTTAGTGATTTTGCCGACTACAACAAACAGTTTGCAGTTTCTTTTCTTGAGCCGTTGAAAAATATTCTGGAAAAGGTAGGATGGGATCACGAACGAAGGGCGACACTGTTTTGATTGAATTTGATTACACGTTAGATTTTGATAACATTGATTATCGCAAGAACCCCGAGTTGTATATCATCGGTCGGGGAGAGCAAGGAGTATTGTTAGTTGAACCATACAAATCTGAAATCTGTAAACACTGGAGATTCAGGACTCCAGAAGTGGCTTTCAACTCCGCGACTAAAATATATTCTATGTTTGATGAATATCTTCGCGTGGGGGACTTTGTTGGTGCGGACATGGCTCGCAAATTCTTGATGATGGGATGGACGCGAGCAAGACGCTATGCCAATCACCGCGATGGTAAAAAATATGACAACAGAGGAAGAATCAAACCACAAGCAGAGGATCACTTCACTTGTGACAAAGCAGAGTCGGCACGCATTTTTAAGCGTGTGTATGACGCAGCACGAACTAACAAAACATATAGAAATATGGTTCGTGAGTGGAGAGAACTAGAGGAAAATCGTCATGGAAATGTCACATATAAAAAATCCTGATTACACGGACGTTGAGCAATGGACTCCTGTGATTTTCAGATACAAAGTGATTCCAAATTACTTTGTTTCTTCGTGGGGACGAGTCAAGGGACCGAGTGGAAAACTTCTTAATAGAAGACCTTTTCCGGCATTGCCAATGGGTCTTAAAGGTATACAAAATAATTTTCCTTTCCCATACGATTATATTAAATCAGGAGGATTTGTTGACATCCAATGTTTGAAAGTTGACTTTGCTATTGATAAAGATTTGTTTGAAGATTATGATTACAGCAGAGGGACTTGCAATAGAATTAAAATTACGTCAACGGTTCATAAGTTGGTGATGAATTCGTTCAAACCCCATGATCAGTATCCAGTTTTGGAAAAAGAAGTGTGGGATAATACACCAGAGGAAGCAAAACAAATTATTAATGAAATGGTTATTATTGATCACTTGGACGATAACCCAACAAACAATCATATAAGCAACTTGGCATATGTGACACCGAGAGAAAATTGTCATTATGTCAAGGCAGCAAAAAAAGAAAAGGAAAACAAGTCATGGAACAACGGAAAACTTCCGAACTTATTCTTGAAGCATTGAAGTGTCTTCGCTATGATACAGAGCGTATTGAAAAACTAGTTTTGAAAACAAAATCCGCCTCGACGGATGATCATAGTGAAGTGATCACAAAACTGAAAGATATTGACGAGTTGATTGAGAAATGGAGCAATGATTAATGAATAACTTTTTGAACAATTTGGTTGAGGTATCTGGTAATGAAGACGCTACTTCTGTTGACAGTGGTTTGGTTTCTGATATCAAAGGATTCATCAGTACGGGTTCATACACACTGAACGCACTGCTGTCTGGATCTTTGTATGGCGGGATTCCGAACAACAAGATTACGGCACTGGCTGGTGAACAGGCGACTGGTAAAACTTTCTTCTGTTTCAACATTCTGAAAACTTTTCTTGATGACAACCCAGAGGGTGTCGTGCTTTACTTTGATTCAGAGCAAGCGATCACCTCACAAATGTTTGAAGAGCGTGGTATCGATGCTGCCCGTGTTGCAGTCTTCCCCGTTTCAACTATCGAGGAGTTTAGGCATCAGATGATTCAAGTTGCCGATACCTATCGTGCAGAAAAAGACAAGAAGCCTATTCTTGTGATTCTTGATTCACTCGGCAACCTGTCCACCATCAAAGAAATGGAAGACACTGCGAGTGGTAAGAATGTTCGTGACATGACCAAAGCACAAGCGTTGAAGGCAACTTTCCGAACGCTTACCGTCAAGTGTGGATCGGCTGGCATTCCGCTGCTGATTACAAACCACACCTACGATGTTGTCGGGTCTTATGTGCCGATGAAAGAAATGTCCGGTGGCTCTGGTCTGAAATACAACGCAGGCACAATCGTGTTCCTGTCTAAGAAGAAAGTCAAGGACGGAACGGATGTGGTCGGTAACATCATCAAGTGCAAGTTGCAGAAGTCACGGGTTACCAAAGAAAACTCTATGGCAGAAACTTTGTTGAACTATGAGTCTGGTCTTTCACCTTATTATGGTTTGACAGAGATTGCAGTGAAGCATGGCGTGTTCAAGAAAGTCTCGACTCGCATTGAACTTCCCGA